AGTTATTATTTGCGCTTCCGGGTTCACGTTCAGAGCCTATTACGCTGAATACGGTATCGATAAGCTCTGCGTTATAAGGAATAACAATAGTATCAGGGGCAATATTGAGAATGTTTCCGTTATCGTCCTTGAAAAGACTCATTTTTTCAACGATTCCTCCAAGGTTGGATTTAGAAAAGAGGTTTGAGAAACGGTTTGACTGAATATTGCCGTTTACCTTTGAGGGATGAGCGTTATGGAAGAAGGAAAGTCCGTCTGCACCGCTTACGGAATAGGACTTGCCCCCCAGTGCAACGTCAGTTCCGTTAATAGCGCCTGCAAGCATTCTTGCACCGAAACGTTCACGTGTACGGTAGTAGCTGTCTGTGAAAGCGACGGGTTTATGCTTAAGGTCAAGAAGCTTTGAATCCTCTATCATCTCACGGGTGATAACGAATTCGCTTTTCCATGTTTCAGGCTCGATAACCTTTGAATATCCTTCTTGCATATCTGCTTTAGGGTATGCACCGCCTTCACCAACGGGGAGGAATTCATCCATGCTTGTAACTGATGTTATTTTCTCCGCAAAGTTTTTGGAGTTTTCCACCATATAAATATTTTTTATCTGGCTTTTTTCTTCCCAGGCTTCTGCTTTCTTTTCGATATTGAAAAGAATGGGTTCCTGAGATTTGCCGAAAATGCTGTTGTTAAGATTTGAAGATTTAGAAAATGTAAGTCCTGCCATATTTTTTCTCCTTTTTATTTATAAATTAAAATTTTACCGTAACCTTGTCGGTATCCGTATCAACGATTTCTGCAACACCTGAAGCGGTTGTTGCGGTAACGCCCAAAGCGTCTGCGGAAAGTGTTACCTTATCTCCCGCCTTCAATGCGGAAGCATCCTCGGAAATTGGAGCTGTGAAAAGATAAAAATCCATAATTCTGAAAGCGGGAACTTTAGTTTCGTCATCTTTGCAGATAACGTCGCCAAGACAGATAAATTCAGGCTTGGTTGTGCCCTGACATTTTGTAAGTTTACCCTCTGACAAGGTGAGAGCCTCACCGTAAAGAAAGGTTTCTCCTTTTTTTCCTTCTGCATATTCTATTGAAGGCGTTGTGTTTGCGAGTGAGCATTTAAGTTTGAATGACATATTATTTCTCCTTTTTATTTGTTATGCTTTAGCCAATTGAAAACCGCACAAAAACGAATTTTTTATTTTATCAGCTTTTGCAATCGGCTATGTTTTTTTATTTGTTATGTTGTTTGTAATGTTTTTTTATTTCTCCGTCTGTAATCCCTGGATATAAGGATTTATACAGAGAATAGGTTTCTGCGGGAACGTCAATTGCGGCTTCACCGCCACCGGTCCCTGCCCCCGTAAGATGTTTTTTTGCTCCCATTCTTGCAAGAGCTGAACGAACAGCGGCAGTTTTAATCCTTTGAGAAAGCTTTTTTTGGTTTGTTATGATAAACGCATCTGTGAGAGAATAACCACGTCTTACCCTGTCGGCAAATTCATCTGCGTTTTCCATAAGCATAAGGTCGTCGAAGCTCTTCACGGAAGGGTCAATTGCGTTTATTTTTCTGAATTCCGCTTCTATAGCCCTTCTTTTCGCTTCTCCTTCATGGCGGAGCTTGAGCCTTTCGGGACTTACAAATTCTTCTCCGCTCTGAACAACGTTTTCCGTTTCGGAATGTTGCTCATTTTCTTCCGTGTTCAAGGTCATTTCTTCTTTTTCGGTTTGATTTTCCATGTTTTGTGAACATCTCCTTTTTAGTTTGCTTATTTGTTTTTGGTTATCTTTGAACCCTTGGGAGCTTTCTGCTTGTAGATGGCTTCTACGTACTGAGAGCTTTTGTTTGTTATTTTGCCCGAATAAGTTTTGCTCATTTTCACACCTCCTTTCTTATGCCCCGTATTCCGAAGACGTTAGCTTCTGTTCTTCGCTTTGTTCCATAAGCTGTGCTTTTATCTCTGCAGCTCCGGGATAATGAAAGCGTTCCATAATATTCCAGAACAAAACGAGAGTTGAAACAGAAGTAGGGTCACCAAACGTACCTGAAGCAAGATTATTTCTTGTTTCAGCCCACATTTTTTCTCTATCCTTGCCCAGCGACGAGGAATCGTCGCAGGAAAAGATGAAATCATCATTCCAATAAAGCTCTCCGTATTCATCCTCGCAGAGAAAATCGTATCTGTTGAAATGACCGTACACTCGGTTTCCCTTGCCGTCCATACTTACCAAGGTTCTCGGTTCGTCGGCATACGCAAGCATAAATTTAAAAATCGTTTCATAAAGCTTTGCATAAGCCGCATTTTTCATTACGCGCTTGCTTTCAAGTCTGCCTGCGCTCTGCGCAGCCGCAAATTCCTTTGCAATTCCCGACGTGGCAGTACTGTCACTTCTTCCCTGAAAGCTGTCTGTAATTCCAAGAATCTCTCTTGCCTCGTTATAAACGTGCTGCATATAAGTAAGGTCGCCTGAAATATCAGCCTGAATATTGAACACCTGCATCATATTCATTTTATCGGGGCTTTCTATTCTCATAATTTTGAATTCCTCATCCGTCGTTTCCACGTCAACGTCTATAGGCAACGTTAAAACAGAACCACCCTTCAAAAGCTTTTCTTTGATTTTGGTAGAAAGCATTTTTATTGTGTTTTGCTGATCGGAAATCACGTCAACGTCGCTTTCTCCAAGAAGCTGACCGAAAACGGAAACGTTCTTTCTCAAAATCAAAGGATAAACGTTTGGTTTATAATAAGGAACTCTCCTCATTTCGCCGACGGGCTGGAAAAGCGGGTCTACGTATGGATTTTCCGCCATCTCCTCCATAGGCTCGTCATCAAGCAGATAACCGTCCTCATCCTTTTCCACAGGAATACATGAAATAACTCTCCCGTCTGTACAGACTATATCCTCAAAAAGCTCCTCGGAATCTTCTTTTTCGAGAATGAATTTTTCACCTCCGCAAAGGGTACATACGTCCTTACCGATTTCTCCGCATTTAACGCAACGGGAAACGTATCTTGATTGATAATCGTTAAGGTATTCAAGAAGCGTATCTCCTGTGAAAACGATTCTTCCGATGCTTCCCTCTCCATTTTTGAAAAAGCCCGTAACAACTGTTACAAGGTCATCTGCGGCAGAAATATCTGTGACGCCTCTTATATCCGGGATAGCTTCTGCATCCTCCGTTTCAAAACCGTATCGTTTTTTGAGATAACCCCTTGTTCTTGCGGATTCTATGAATATGTAATCCATATTATCCGTAGAGCCGTATATTCCGTCTTGCGGAATTACTTGCTTGGGATGCTCAACGGAAACGGCTATTTCCCCAGATGCTCCCTTTTTTCTCACAGTATCATCCCACTCACAGAGAAAATAGCTTCCCCCTTGTATATAAGCCGTTCTTTCCTGCAAGTCGTTGAGCTGTTCAAAGGGTAATACGTCAAGAATATTTTTCAGCATATCCTCAATTTCTTCTGCAAGCCATTCGTCTTCTTTTCGTTTTGCAGTAACCTTGGGAGCAGGAATGGATGAATCTATTTCAGATTCAATGTTTTCAAAAACTATATTTCTGACGTGGGTTGCGCTCTTTTCCGCCTCCTCACCGGACGGGGAAAATAAAGTTTTTGTTCCTCTGTAAAGAAGCTCTCTGTTATCCATCAGCTTTCTTTGAGCTTCAAATGCGTTTTTGCTATTTAAATATTTTTCTTTAAAGTATTCAAATTCTTTTTTTCTGTCAGTTCTTTTCTTGTTTTTTGTCATACGTTCTCCTGTTTTCTTATTTGTTTGAAGGCTTCCCCCATTTGTTCAGCAGATATTTCCTTTCCTCACGGTTTGCCGCTTTGTAATCCTCCAACATATCCTTTGTCCATTTGTTAGTGGGAAGCTCCTCTGTCATGCTCTGACTCCCACGTATCGTGAAGGCTATTCCCAAAGCCATCACCAGATCATCATGAGCGCCCCCCGCCGCTTCGGGACGCCTTGACTCATTATAAACAAAGGTCAGCATTTCACCCGCAGTTGCTCTGTCCGTCACGTTTTCGGGCGCATCTCTCACAGCGGAAACGAGGGATGCAATAAGAAGGGGTCTTGTCTTTGAATTAGTCACAAATCCATAGCTTTTTTTCACAGAATGAGTATAGTTATCAACGCTTTCTCTCACATATTGCTTTGGATATCCAAGACGTTCAAGCTCTCTGACGGGGTACGTGGAAAAATTTGTTTCTATGCCTATGAGAGCTTTGTTATAATACATTCCGAGGCAATACATCTGACGGGCATACATATCCTCATCGTATTTATGACAAAGCACAGCAACCTGCTTTCCCGTAACGTTATCGATAACCTGACCTGCAAATCTGTCGCTTCCGTTTCCCGAAGTATCACCGCCTATAACGTAAGGGACACCTTTTTTGGGATGCTCGTATATTTTTATTTCTCCCGAATTTTCTTTTGAAAAATGAAAATCAGTAATTTTCATCCCATCGTATGAATATTCAAACCTACCCACGTCCAACGGCTCTTTCATACGCGATATGTTTTTCAAAAGCTCTTCCTTATCAAAAACACATTCGCCCGTCATAATAAAGGCTTCTTCAGGGGTGGACGGGTATTCTTCCCTGAATTTTCTCACGTCTCCGCCACAGTTGTTTTTTATGCACCATCTGCGCCAGGCTATTTGTTCATCATCAAGACAAAAGGCTTTTTTCAGCTCTTTTTCTTCTTCCGTCAGAATAATATCCGAAGCTTTCATTCTGTATTCCTTCATTTCAAACCAAGGAAAAAACAAAGGCACGAAATCGCTCTCCCCGCTTACCGCACTATCCCATAACCGTTTGAAATCGTCATACCCGTTTGCCGTACTTTCGATTATAACCATTGTCCCCTTAAGGTTTGGAACTGCCTGCATAAGACCTGTAAGTGTGCTTCTTTTATCCCCCTCCCAGAATGCGTATTCGGAAATATGAAGATTGGTCAACGTATCACTTCGTCCGACTCCCGAAGCATTTGCCGTAGTGCATTTTATTTTTGAACGAAGCCCTGGAAGAATTTTCTTTTCGTTCTGATTTTTCGTGGGATTTTCGAATATAAGCTCCTTTGCGTTTGACGCCTTCAACAAAGGCTTCATTATTGGCGGAAGCTCATCGTAGAAAAGCTTTGACATATTGAAAAGGTTTGACGTACTTTCCCCCGTATGAGCAGTTATCTGGCTGTTGACGTTTTCACGGGTAACGGTGCTGTGAAATATCAACGCCTCCGTTGCTGTGGAAAATCCCATCTGTCTCGCTTTCAGTATGATTATTCTGACAGGCTTCCCTGCCTCATGCTCCCTTTTCACTGTTTCATAAAGCTTTTTCTGGGATTGGTTCAGCTTCAGATTTTTTATTTTATTGTCCTTTGTCTTGATTTTAAGGAAACGCTCTATGTACTGACCTGCGTTTTTAGGGTTAAATTTTTTACTAAGGCTCATCAGCTTTTCGCTTTCTTTCAGAATTCATAATCAAACCCTCCGCTTTTCAAAAAATCCTCATAAGTTTGCGTTTGGGTTGGCGTGGTACTTTTATCCTTGAAAAGCCCTACTGCATCTCCAAGAAGCTGTAACGCTTTAAGGGCTGATCTGGCATCGAACTGATAAACGCCTGTAGGTACTTGCTTACCCGTTTCCTTGTCCTTTACAAGCACGGGTATCTCCTGCATACATTTAAGGTATACGGCATACAACTCAAAAGCCACAAGCTCAGGCGTTATGAGATTTTGTTCACCGCCAACGCCCACGTTTTCATCTTCTTTTTTCAATTTTTCCGCAAATTCGAAAGTTTCGGGTTTTCGTTCACCGCAAAAATTTGTTTCTCTTTCGCTTTCTTCCTTAACTCTTTGGACAAGTTCGTCTTTGTACCCTCTGACAACACTCGACTTTTTAACCTCTATAACCATCAAATCACCACCTTTTTTGTTTTTCTCCTCTGAAGAACGAAGCTTTTTTGTTTGTTTCATTGCAGTTGTAAATCATACTTTTTCCTCTCTTTCAAGCCGTTTTCCTCGCCCCGCCTTTAATATTGTATCATGTAAGGCGTGTCAGTTATCACACACTTTCAATTCGGAATTCGGAATGCGGAATTCGGAATAGTTTTTAAAAAATATTTCGAAGGTTATCCTTCTTTTTCCTTTACTTTTTTTACTTTTCCCTTTACTTTTCCCATCTCTCCGTCCTGCTTTTCCCCTTGCTCCTTTAATATTGT